CCCGCCGACCACGCTCGGGCGGTCGTGCCGTTCTGCGCTCGCGTTACGGTGAGCACGTTCCCGCTCTTTGCGGTCATAAGCACCGTTTCCGCCGTGGAGCCGTCCGCTCCAATCGTGAGCAAGTTCGGAGCCTCCGGCAGTACGGAGCCGTCAACGACGTTTACGGTCGTACCCGCCGCCGTCAGCGCGCCGGAGAGCGAAGTCTCCGGGGAGTTGGCTTGCGCCGGGTACATTTTCACTAATTCGGACATTTTCTTTCCTCCTTTTAGTAGTCCCCGCCGCCGCGAGAATTACAGAATGTTTGAGCGAATACCGCGCCCACGATACGGCTCATATTGTCGGGGAGTATCTCTATCGAGTGCCACGAGTTACGGCGTATCTTCCCGCTCGAGTCCGTGGCGAGATACTTCACAATGTCGATATTGCTATACGAGGACGGCGCGGGTATCTCTTTGCCGTCTACCTTGATAGTCGCTTTCGAGGCGCGTTGCCCCTCGTATATGCCGAACTCGATAGCGTGGGTGTGGTCTTTTACGGTGTGAGTATGGTCTTTCACCGTATGCGTATGTGCGCTTACCCGGTGCGTGTGGTCGTCGATTTCGTGCGTATGCGCCGAAATCCTGTGCGTGTGCGCCGGGTGAACATGAGCCCCCGACCAAACGAACGTCTCGTAACCGTCAACGGTTTTCCCGTCGCTGGTCGTAGCGAGCCGTGCGCCGCGTGAAATGCCGTGATTATGCACGGCCTGTCCGCTCGTTTGGCTCGGGAGCACGTTCGAGGACTCGAGCGCCGTCGCGCTGGACGTTTGCCCGCCGCCCGCGCTCGTGGTCTGCCCACCGCCGGAGGAGGTCGTAGAGCCGCCGCCGGAGCTGGTCGTCTGTCCACCGCCGCCGGAGGTCGTTTGCCCGCCTCCGCCGCCGATAGCTTTCTCATACGCCCGGAACGCCTCGAACTCGATATTGAGGAGCATTTTGTTAATGCGTACCACCGAGTCGGAGATATAGAGTTGCAGTTTCGCCGGATGCGTTGCGTCGGCGTTATCCGAGAAATTATAGATTTGTTGGTTGGTCGCGCCCTGTGCGTATGTCTCGGAAATGAGGGCGCGGCTCTGCAAGTCGGAAATACTGCCCGCTATATCCTGCGTCTTGTTGGCAATCGTTACCGTGACGTTTCCCGGGTCGCCCTCTGCATCCGCTTTCTCAACGCGGACGATGCGGGTACGGAGGTTAATTCCGTCGGCCTCGTCCACGACGCGGACGATTTCGCCCGGGCGGAACTTTGAGAACTTGTCGCCGGTCAGCCGGTGGAGGTCGATAGCGCCGATTTCATAGCTCACATACGGCTCCTTGAGCCCGGCGAGTATCTGCTCGGCGTATGCCTTGAGGTTTTCCGCCACTTGATACCGCGCGTCTACGAGGATAGTCGAGCACAAGCCGTATCGCTCAATGCTCAAAGTGTCCTCGACGTAGGGAACGCCGCCGTTGACCGACTCTATCGTGAGTTGGTTTACGCCCTCGCCGTATCCGAGCGCATAGACGCGGTTTGCGATACTCGTCGCGTCCGTCGTCTTTTTGATGTTCGTCATATTCTTTGCGTATCGGATTTCGCTTTTGAGTGCCTCCGTCGGCACGGTGAGCGAGAGCGTCCACGGGTAGACGGTCGTATCCCACGACCAAAGGTATTCACTATCGAAGCACTCCGGCACGGCAAAGAGCGCCGCGAGGAGCGTCGAGTTTTCCCAATTATATTCAAAATAGCGTTTGAAATCGCAAGCCCCGAGTTTCCAGTTTTGCCGGGTCTGCCGTGCGAGAATGTAATTGAGAACGTCGGCGGTCTTTACGCCGGAGCCGCCGCATTGATGATACTGAAAGAGAACGTCGGAGAGGAGCGTAGCGAGGACGTGCTCGCAATCATAATAGCGAGTCGCGCCGTTGCTCCGCTCCATATCCTCCCCGATGATGCGGAAAAGGTCGATACGCTCGTCTCCGTCGAAAATCTCGACGAAGTTCAGCGGCGTACAATAGGCGTTTTTCGGGTCGTCCGCCGGGAGCGTAAAGGTCGCCGTCCATAGGGAATTAGTCTCGAGGCCGTAGCCGACGGCGAGCGCGTTGTCGAGGTAGGCGAGCCGCTTCATATCGCGGTTGAAAATCTGCGGCTTTGCCATTATAACCACCTATCTTTCCACAAGATTTTAACGTCTGCGGTCGTGCCGCCCTCGACGATAATATCGTTCTCGCCCGGTTGGAGCTTGAAAAATGCGCTATCGTCGCTCACGCGGTCGATGATGTTCGCGCCGTTGAGCGTTACGGTCATGTGCTCCGTGTCGATAATAAGCTCGTCTCCGGCGACCATGTTCACGCCCTCAATTACCATAGTGACGGAGCCGTAGGTCGAAACGCCCGTACCGCTCGCCGTTGCTACGGCCTCCGCAAGTGCGGAGAAAAAGAGAGTGCGGATATAGTCGCCGACGCTCCCGGCCTCCGCCTCCGCAAGCGCGGAGGGGAGGAGGACGCGGACGAACACGCCGGACGCGGTAGCGACCGCCGCCGCCGAGCCGTCGAGGTATCGAATGATTTTCAGCGTCGCCGAGGTATCCGTCTCCGCGTTCGCCGTAGCGAGCCACTCGAACACAATGGACGTTGTTCGGTTGTACGTCGTCTTATTGTACGGAGTGCGGTTATACATTTGCTCGCCTCCTCGTTATGCCAAAGTGCAAACGATAGCCCCCGCCGATACCGTGATAGCGTCGCCGTTGAGTACGTTCTTGCTCCGGGTAAAGGAGCCGTACCAAAGCAAATTGCCCGCCGTCAGCGCGTCATAGATGCCCCAATAGGCCACCGTGCCGAGGTCTGCCGTCAGAGTGCCGAAGTCAACGGGCGCGGAGTTGGAAACCTGTTCTTTGCCGGACACGAGGGACGGCGCGCTAAAGTTGATAATCTTTCTCGCGTATCCGCCGCCGGATACCTCCGTACCCGTTCCGCTCGCCGTCGGGTCGGTGAGGAAAAGAGCGAGATAGTACGTCCCGCTCCGCAAGGACGTATTCAAGAGAGTAGATGCGTGGACGTTAGATAATGCGCTCATAGTAGAAACCTCCTAATTTTTTAATTTACCTTGAGCCGTGTTATCGTCAGCGTTTGGATATTGCCGCGCGCCGTGATATAGATTAAGCCGTCCGTTTCCTGCGTCCCTCGGACGTTGACCGCCTCCGTGTGAGGCAGAGAGACGGATTTCACGTCCTGCTGATTGTAGCGCAAGGACTCGGCGAACGGCTTACATAAGAAACGTACCTCGCACGTCCCCGTAACGGCGATTTGCTCGATAGAGATACCGCCGACGACCTTTGCGGAGTACGCCTTTTCGGGCTCGTCGTCAAATACGAGCAAGCCCTCGCCGGAGAGCCATTCCGCCACGGCGCGCGCTCGCGTTCTCACGCCCGCGTAATGGTAGCCCTCGCCGACGAAAGCGACCGTGCATACGATTTCGCGGTTTTCGTAACCGTCCTCTATGTCGTATGTGCCGCTCTTGCCGGGTATCGTGTATTGCGTTACCCGTTTCGCGGGGAGGAGTGTTCGGTCTGTGGATTTGAACACGACTCCCATATCCCCGCTATGCTTGTTGTCGAAAATAAAACCCATGCTCACGCCATAGATACCCCCTTGCTCCGCGATTTCGATTTCTGCATATTGTAGAGCTCGCGGGAAATCTTCTTTACGTCCGCCTCCTCACGGACGACGAGCTCCGCGATATGAAAATGATTTACGACGTTTGTATCTCCGCCGCCGGAGGTCGTCGCACCGCCGCCGCGCCCGGTCAAGTCCGCCGGGACGGATGCGGAGACGGCCTCGACGGTCGCCTTTGCGGAAAAGCCCGTTTCGATTTCCCCGATAGAGCTTTTGAGCTTGTCGTTTACCGCCGCGAGCCCGGAGTCTACCTCGGCGAGCATTTCCTCGCCCATAGCTCCATAGGCTTTTACGGCCTTGCTCTTGTTCTTCTCGATGCCGACGACTGCGCCCTCGACGTTCATTTCGGACACCCACGCCATTTTTGTGCTCGGAGAGTGGATGCCGAAAAAGTCCGTAATGCCGTCCCAAATGGAGGAAATCCACCCGGACACTTTATCCCATAGCCACCCGGCGAGCGACTGGATGCCTTGCCACAAGCCCCGGACGAGGTTTTTACCGACCTCCGCGACCTGCGACACGCCCTCTCCGAGCGCGCTCACGATGCCGGTAATAATCTGCGGCATAGCGCGGACGATTTCGGCGATAATCTGCGGGAGGTTGGTAATGAGGGCAGTCAAGAGCTTTACGCCCGTCTCGATGATTTTCGGTATATTGTTCACGAGGGCGTTAATTACCGCCGTGATAATCTGCGGGAGCGCCTGTACTATCGTCAAAATGATTTGCGGGAGGTTGGTAATAAGCGCCGTCAAGAGCTTTACGCCCGCCTCTACGATTTCCGGCAAATGGTCGAGGAGCGTTGTAATCGTGCTCTCGATGATTTGCGGCAAAACCTCGCATATCGTCGTAATGATTTCCGGGAGGTTTTCCACAAGGGCGGTCAAAAGCTCGACTCCCGTCTCGATGATTTGAGGGATAGCGTCGAGGAGCGTCGTCACGAGACTTTCGATAAGTTCCGGCAAAGCCTCGAGGAGCACGGGGATAGCCTCGAGAACGCCCTCCGCGAGCCCCTGTATGAGTTGGAGCGCCGCGTCGATAAGCAATGGTATATTCTCGATAAGCGTCGATACAATGGTCGTCACCGTCTCCACCGCCGCCGGAATGAGCGTCGGTAGTGCCTCCGCGATACCTTGCACGAGCGTTGTAATGAACTGTGCCGCCGCCTCTACGACGAGCGGCAAAGCCTCGATAATGCCTTGTACGAGCGTTGTCACGAGCGAGGCCGCCGTGTTCATAAGCTCCGGGAGCACCGATGTAAACCCGCTCAAGAGCGCCCCAAAGAGCCCGACTCCCATTTCGAGGAGTTCCGGCAGGAGAGGCGCGATAGCGTCGAGGATGCCCTCTAATGCGTTCGGGACGGTTTTTGCGAGGTTTCTAACGACCGGCGTAATGTTCTTGACGACGGAATTAAAGGAGTTTACGACGTTATCGCATAGCTTGTCTATGTCTGCGTCTGCGTCGCCGAGGCCGGTAATCAGATTTTGAAACGAGGATTTCAGCATACCGATAGAGCCGGAGATAGTCGCCTCCGCCTCTTTCGCCGTCGTCCCCGTAATGTCCATTTCCGTTTGGATAACGTGAATAGCGTCGATAATGTCCGAGTAGCTCGAAATATCGTACTTTACGCCGGAGAGCTTCTCCGCGTCCTCGAGGAGCCTTTGCATTTCCTCTTTCGTACCGCCATACCCGAGCTTGAGGTTATCGAGCATTGTATAATTCTGCTTTGCAAAGCCGGAGTATGCGTTCTGAATGGAGGCCATGTCCGAGCCCATTTTGTTGGCGTTATCGGACATATCCGTAATTGCCATGTTCGCATACTCGGCGGCTTTCTCCGTGTCTCCGCCGAGGGAGGAAATGAGGCTCGCAGAAAAGCCCGTCACGGTTTCCATGTACTCGTTAGCGGAAAG